GTGATAGATGACATAAAGGCTAACGGCAAATTTGATCTTGTGATCATTGACGAAGCTAATGCATACAAAAACGTAACGACTAAACGCTGGAAAGCTATGGCTAAAATAGTCGGCCCGGATGTGTGGCTATGGATGATGACTGGTACTCCTGCGGCGCAGAACCCAACCGATGCTTTTGGCTTAGCAAAGATGTGTGTTCCAGAAAACGGGCCTAAGTTCTTTGGTGTGTTTCGTGACATGGTGATGCAGAACATATCTAGGTTTAAATGGATACCCAAACCAAACGCGCAAAAAGTAGTTTTTGATACGCTACAGCCAGCCATTCGGTTTACAAAAGAACAGTGCATTGACTTGCCAGAAATCACACACACCTATCGAATAGCACCGTTGACAGCACAGCAAGAAAAATACTACAAGATACTAAAGAAAGATATGTTGCTTGTAGCTGCAGGGGAAGAGGTAAGCACGATAAATGCAGCGTCTAACCTGAACAAACTTTTACAGATATCAGGCGGTGCAGTCTATACCGACAACGGTAGCGTGGTAGAGTTTGATGTCTCTAATAGGCTAAGTGTCATACAAGAAGTCATAGAAGAAGCCAGTCATAAGGTGCTAGTGTTTGTGCCGTTTACACACACCATAACACTTCTAAAAAACTATCTTAGTAAGAATGGCATCACTGCCGAAATAATTAACGGCGACGTGTCAGTTACGAAGCGCACTGAAATTTTTAAACGATTTCAAGAAGCCGAAGACCCGAAGGTGCTTATCATCCAGCCGCAAGCCGCATCACATGGGGTCACTTTGACAGCGGCAAATGTTGTGATATGGTACGCACCCGTAACTTCAATAGAGACATACCTGCAAGCAAATGCACGCATACATAGACAAGGGCAGAAGAACCCCATGACTGTTGTGCACGTCTCCGGTAGACCCGTTGAGAACCGCCTGTACAACATGCTTCAGAACAAGCTAGACCTTCATACAAAATTGGTGGATTTGTATCAGAACGAAATTAGTACTTGACACAGTCAATTTTAGTGGTACAATTGATCTATCGGGCACAGACCCGGACTTTGAAAGGAGTAGTACATGGAAGCAGCAGACCAGCTTGTAGCTGTATACATCAAGATGCGCGATAAGAAAGACGCCATCAGACACGATATGGAACAGCAGATAAACCATATCGACGAACAAATGCAAGTAGTGGCTCAACAGATACTTGATATCTGTAAAGAGACCGGTGCCGAAAGCATACGTACCGCACACGGCACCGCATACCGCACTATAAAGCAGAAGTTCTGGACTAACGATTGGGAAGCCATGCACAAGTTCATACGTGAGAACGAGGCTATGGAATTGTTAGAGCGGCGTATACATCAGACAAACATGAAGCAATTCTTAGAGGAAAACCCTGAGTTAAAACCGGCGGGTCTTAACATTGATAGGGAATACGCAATCACCGTCCGTCGTAAATAAAGGAGAGCCATATGGCAAACGAAGTTAGTCTGTTTCAACAAGCCGTCCCTGACTATGCTAAAGAGGCACAGTTAGATGACATGACCAAAGCATTGGGTGGAAACACTGGACTAAAGAGAATTTCCATTCGTGGTAAGCGCTTTCGCCTGGTTGTGAATGGGGAAGAAATTACCAAAAGCAATGCCGATGCTATGAATGTTGTTGTTGTAAACGGCACACGGTATGTATCCCGTAAGTTTTATGCGGGTGCTTATGTTCCTGGGGAAGCTGCACCACCTGACTGCTGGTCTAATGACGGTGAAAAGCCTGATGCCAGCATAAAGACGCCGCAACACTCTAACTGCCAAGATTGCCCTATGAATATTAAAGGGTCTGGACAGGGAGATAGTCGCGCGTGTAGGTTTGAAAAACGGTTGGCAGTTGTTCTAGCCGACGATGTTGGTGGCAGTGTTTATCAGTTGCTGCTGCCTTCAAAGTCGTACTTCGGTAAAAGCGATAATACAAATGCTATGCCGTTTGAGCAGTACGCTAAGTACGTAGCATCGCAGGGGTACAACATAAACATGATCGCTACCGAAATGAAGATGGATGAGGATAGCGATCAGCCCAAGCTTACGTTCCGTGCAGTCGGGTTCTTGACCCGTGAGCAATGGGAAATTGCAAAGCAACAAGGCAGTTCTACGGAAGCTAAGCAGGCGGTTGTAATGACTGCGTATGATACGGATAAGGCTAAACCTAAATTAGCTGCACCTGTTAGCGAGAAAACTGAGGAGTCTGAGCCTCAAGAGCAAACAGAAACCTCTGTGCCCGAGCCAACCAAGAGGTCTAAAAAAGCTAATTCAGAGCCTACACCTAAACCCGATCTTGCCTCGATCATGGGTCAATGGGCCACGGATGACTAATGGACGCTCGTGGGTACAGCGCCAAAATAGTTAAGGCCAACCAAGAAGCTAGTATCGACAACCCCGGCGTACTGCTGGGGCGATACTGTATCTCTAATGATGTCTCTGTGTATGACGTCTCAGACTTTTTTAAAGTAAGCAGGATGACGATATACAAGTGGTTTACTGGCAAGGCTATTCCACAGAACAGACACTTAGAGAAAATAAAAGCTACATTGGAAAAGCTACGGTATAGCGTTTAGTCTACCGGGCGTCTAGTTCGACGGAACGAAAAGAGGGATACGCCGCACCCTCCTGACGCCCTTCTTTTTTGCGGTGCAAAGGCGGCTATGGCAACTACAGACTTACTGTCGGCGGTGCTACCTCTAGAAGGAGTGTACTGCACGGTCGGACTCCAAAAAGATAAACCACCACGCCAAAAATTTTTTCAGACTTTAGAAGAGTGCGAAGCTGAATTTGCGTACCTGACTGAAGAAGGCTATGAGGTTTATTACGCTTGCGCTAAGTATGAGACACCCACTAGGCGCACCACTGCAAACGCCACGTACGTAAAAGCATTCTGGATAGACTTAGATTGTGGAGAGGGAAAACCCTATCCCGATCAGGCTTCGGCGTTGCTCGCACTAAAAGAGTTTTGCAAAAAGCTAAAGCTACCTAAGCCAACTCTAGTTAATTCTGGGCGGGGCATCCATGTCTATTGGCGGCTCAAGGAAACCATAAGCAAAACCGAATGGGTGCCAGTAGCAGAGAGATTGAAATATTTGTGCGAAGAGCATGAATTATATCAAGATCGTTCTAGAACATCAGATCCTTCATCTGTACTACGTGTACCAGAAACCTTCAACCTCAAAGAAGGCGGCAAGCGCCCGATAACAATACTTAGCTTAGAGCCAGAGATAGGCTACGAAGACTTTAAGAATTTGTTGGGCGTGTTAATTGCACCACCTGACTTTGACATACCTAGGTTTGAGCAGAACGAACTTACTAAGGCGTTGGCTGGTAACCAAGAAAATTGGTTCAAGCTTGTTATTGCTAAGACTTTAAAAGGCCAAGGTTGTGCTCAGATTGCCAAGATTGCTACAGAACAAGACACCGTTGACTACAACTTGTGGAGAGCGGGGTTATCGGTAGCGTGGGCTTGCGAGGATAGGCATGAAGCCATACACAAAATATCTGAGCTGCACCCAGACTACAACTATCAGGCGACTATAAAAAAGGCACAAGATACGGGTGGCCCACAGAAATGCTCTACGTTTGAGAAATGGAATCCAGGCGGGTGCGATGGTTGCCCAAACAAAGGCAAGATAGTTGGGCCGATAGCGTTGGGAAAAAAGATTGTTGAGGCAACTGATAACACGGTACCAGAGCCTGTAGAAGTTGAGGCAGATGAAGCCGAACAAGAAGAAATTGAAGACAACACAAAAATACCACCGTTTCCCAAACCATACTTTAGAGGCAGAAATGGCGGCGTATACAAAGCCATTGAAGATGAAGACCCAGTTCTTATATATCACCATGACCTGTACGTAGTTAAACGCCTATACGACCCTAACAAGGGCGACACCATATGGCTTCGGCTACACACCCCTAGAGACGGGTTAAGAGAATTTGCACTACCGCAGACTGACTTACTTACAAAAGAAAAGCTCCGAGATCGGTTAGCGTTTTATGGAGTAGTAGCACTACAAAAACAGATGGACGCCATCATGCAATACATCGCGGCGTTTGTTAAAGATATGCAATACAAAAGAGGAGTTGAGATCATGCGACTGCAGTTTGGCTGGGCCGAAAAGAACCGCAAATTTATCATAGGCGACCAAGAAATTACTTCCAGCGGTGTTAGGTATAGCCCCCCTTCGTCGATAACCTCTACGCTATCTGAGTACATGCACCCTGTTGGTACGCTAGAGGCGTGGAAAGACGTAGTTAACATATACGACGGTGAGGGTCTAGAACCGCATGCGTTTGGCTTTTTTACGGCGTTTGGTTCCCCACTGCTCACGCACCTACAGCTTAAAGGTGCGGTAATCAATCTTATCAACAATCGGTCTGGTACAGGTAAAACTACAGTAGCTTTGGCTATGCACAGTGTCTATGGTCACCCAGAAGAACAGATGCTTATCTGGCGCGACACGATGAACATGAAGCTCAACAGACTCGGCATTATGAATAACCTACCTGTCAGCATTGACGAGATTACAAAGATGTCTGCCGACGATCTATCAGATTTGTTGTATGCCGTATCACAGGGAAGGGCGCGGGGGAGACTAAAATCAAATGAAAACGCAGAACGTATTAACACATCTAAGTGGTCGCTAATAGCCGTAGCCACATCAAATGTTTCGTTTTACGACAGACTATCTACGCTATCTTCTACACCCGATGGCGAGATGATGCGGTTGGTGGAGTATCAGATTCCAGAAAGCACCAACATTTCTAAGACACAGGCTGATGAGTTGTTTCCTAAGCTGTACAGCAACTACGGACACGCCGGTCGCATTTACCTACAGTGGTTAGTAGGTAACCTAGAAGAAGCCGTAGACATGGTTAAGGAATGCCAGAAGATCATAGATCAAAAGATAAAGTTTAGTGGTCGTGAAAGGTTCTGGTCTGGTATCGCTGCCTGTAATATCGCAGGGGCTATGATTGCTCGTCGGCTTGGCTTAATAGACATAGACATTGGGCGCGTGTTTAAGTGGATGGTCAACGAGTTCTCTACTATGCGCAGAGAAATTAAACCCCCAGCTACCGATCAAGCCAGCATAATTGGCGAGTTCTTAAACGAAAACCGAGGCCGCATACTTGTCATTAATGATGCAGTGGATAAACGTACAGGTATGGACCAGCTACCGATTGTAGAACCTAAATTTGACCTACAGATACGCATAGAGCCTGATACCAAAAAGATGTTTATAGCAGCGTCAAAGCTGAAAGAGTTTTGCGTGGAGCGCCGAGTCACTCTTAAAGATGTGCTTAAAGCCCTAGAAAACGACGAGATATACCTTAGCACCGTAAAGAAACGCATGGGTAAAGGCACCAAGATACCTGGGCTTCCAACCACAGTGCATGTTTTTGACTGCTCTAAGGAAGACTTTATTAGCGCCGACCAGCTAACTGAGTCCCTAAAAAATGAAGATTCACGGGATCAGCTTTAACATTGACTGGTCTGCATTTAAGCCTGGGCGCACTTTTTTCATACCCTGTTTAAATTTAGACCTGGCAAAAAAGGAGACTAAACTTGTCACCAAACGTCTAGGCTATTCTGTAGAAATGAAGGGGGTTATTGAGAATGGGATACGCGGCTTGCGCGTATGGAGAATAAGGTAGTACTATGTGCGTGACACCTTCTTAGGCTGTCATGTGTACTCTCCTTCTTTCGCCCCGCCTAGTGCGGGGCTTTTTTATCAGTCGTCTTCATCTGGGTCACCGTAAGCACCCATATCTGCAAGCAACGGTAAAAGCCGTTTGTTAATTGGCATGCCGCCGGTTTCTTCAGCTTCTTCACGCCTACGATATCTACCTTCAACAGATCTGTTGAGAGTCTCTTCTTCAATTGAATAGTCAGGATACATGGCGTTAAACCGGTCAATCTTATTTTCTACGCGGTCAAGAAAGTCATTATCATTAGCATCAAAGGCCATGAAGTAGGCGTTTAAAAGATCTTGACGTTTATTAATGATATTGCGTTCCATAGACTTCATTTCGATGTTAGCCTTTTGCCGCTGTGCAACACGTTCAGGCGAGAAACCTAAAGATTGCGCAAGAGCTTCTTTAGCCGAGATATCCTCAACCAAAGTATCGCCCTTCATAGTCAGTGCACCCTCAGTTGCATACCGTATGCCAACGAGCGGTTGTTTTAGAACAGCAGGCAACGCTTTTTCTAAGGCGCGATAGTACAGCCCATCATTAGCTGCTTTTATTGCTTCAGTAATGTTAATTGCTAACCCTGCAGTTGGGCCAAGCATGTTAAAAAAAGCGTTTTGCATTGCAGTAACTTCGTCTTCGCTCTTGCGTACGTCACGGAACCAGAGATCGTTAAGGCTCATGCGGTCGGCAATGTTTAAGCCAGTAACTTGAGAGGCAATACCCCTTGTCAGTGAGTCGCCCCAGAAGTTGCCAAAGGTTTCGGCTGACCAGTTTTTTTT